GGAGCCGGGGGTCGGCGTCGACTTCGGCGCCGGCACCGCCGAGCATCCAGTTCGACGGGTACCGGTAGCCGCGGATGCGGATCTCGCGGGCGGCGTCGGGGTCGGGCCACAGTCTGAGCACGCCGCCCCACAGCGTGTAGTAGACGGGTGTGGTGGTGGTGACGATCTGGGTGAAGTTGTCTTCGGCCTGTTCGTTGGCGACTTGGACGAGGCGCATCCCGTTGTCGCCGTCGATGACGGAGAAGATGCCGGCCGGATCGCAGTCGGGCGACAGCGGGACGTCGGGGGTGCCGGCCGTCTTGTAGGCGGTCCAGCGCGACTCGAAGCTGGGCCAGCGGTTTTCCATCGACATCATCCGGGTGTAGCCCTCGGCGATGTACGAGTCGAGCATGGCGTTCGGGAGTTCTTCGTCGTCCATATCCAACTGCATGCGGATGTAATTGCGCAGGTCCTGCAGATTGATCACTGCCTCCCTAGGTACGACATCGCTCTCTCGAAGATGTCATCACCCGCCTCGATGAACCCAACGAGGAAGTTGCAGCGATCACACAGCACGCCGCGCACACACTCGGCGCAGCCGTAGACGCCGGAGCAGTGACCGTGATCGTGGTCGATCGACAGGCGGCGCCCCTCTGCGGCGGTCACTCCGCAGATGTGACAGGTATCGCCCATCGCCTCGAACTCTTCGACGGTGATGCCGTGCTGGCGAATACGCCAAGCCCGCTGGTTCGCAAGACTCAGATGCGGGTTGGCGAGCTTGTGTGCTCGCACCCGCACTTTGCGACAGTTCTTGCACAGCGAATCAAGGCCCGTGCGCGAAGCGCGGTTGCGATATCGCTCACCCGGCTTCTTGCAATCGGGACAGATCTGCAGGTTCACGGCTTGGCCTTGTCCTGCGAATGGAACATGCACAGGTCGGTGCCTTTCACCGGGTAGGCCATGCAGGTGTCGTCTTTGCCGCGGCATTTGCCGAGGCGCGAGGTGCGGCGGCCGTTCGTGTACGGCGGAATGTACGGGGCGGTGGAGAAGGTGGCGGCCGAACCGAACACGGCGTTCTCGCGTTGCGACCCGGCCCGTTCACCGACGAGTTCGTCGGCGGTGACCCGGGCGGCGTCGGCGTTCTGGGTCACCCCGTACGGTGAGGTGTCGCTCATCGGTTCTCCTCTGATGGGTGGGGGGACGAGGCGGATGAGGTCCCGTCCCCCCACGTTGTCACGGGGCGGCGCTGATCGTGGTCAGCTTGAAATGCCGACGACGTTGACGTGTCGTCAGGTTGCCGTACGCCGTGATGAACGAGTACCTGGCGTCGACCGAGGATCCGAGGCCGGACGTGGCGTGGGCGGACGCCATGTTCTCCGACAGCCCCTTCGAGAACGGGGTCTGGGCGAAGAAGCGGCTGGAGTGGAAGACGAGGCCGATGTACTTGGAGTTGATGCCGTACATCACGCCGGCCGGGCAGTCGAAGTCCCAGTAGACGGGGGTCTGCTTGAACAGCAGGTTCATGAATCCGAGGTTGGCTGACTGGGTGTCGGTGTAGCGCACCTGCGGGGTGAGCGTCGACTCGTAGAACTCGTAGACGCCCTGGCCGGTGAAGATGGCGTCCACCCGGTCCGAGCCCGAGTCGGAGCTCGAGTGGTAGGCGGCGGACATCGCCTTCTCCAGGCCGGTGGCGTCGACGGCCCCGACGGACGTTTCGATCGACTTCCAGAAGGTGGCCCCGCCGACCGCCGGGTCGATGCCGCCGACGATGCCGGTCGAGTCGATGATGGCGTCGAGGGACAGGAAGTCTTTGGTGGCGTCCGGTGCCGACTGGGTGCCGTAGAGCATCTTGCTCATCCGGTTCTTCAGCGTCTCCTCGGCCTGCATCACTTTGGCTTCGAGCAGTGACAGCACCTGCTCCTTGCCGTTGTTGATCGCCTCTTCGAGACCGGAGATGGCGATCGTGGCGTAGACCTGACGCCACGGGAACTGGGCCGCCGAGATCCCTTCCTGCGGGGTGATCGTCAGCTGCTGCCATTCCGAGTAGGAGCCGGATTCACCTTCGGCGTAGATGAGCGGTTCGACGATGGACACGCCGCCGTTGATCTTGCGGACACGTCCCTTCGACATGAAGTAGTTGAGGAGAGGCCGACCGTTGAAGATGTTGTCGGTCAGCGTCTTGTGGTAGTTGTGCATCGTCGTCGACAACATGTCGTCCCAGTTGACGGGGAGATGCGCTGGGTTAGCGAAGACCACGGAGGATCCCTTTCAGGGAGGCGCGGCCTACACCTCGTATCCGAGCTGTTTCTCGGCTTGGGCGAAGGCCTCGGCGATGGTTAGAGGCCCAGCGTTGGTGGGTGTCGGCGACGTGCCCGCCCTGGTGGCGGAGGCTCCGTTGCCGGCAACGAGTTGTGCGGCGTTCGCCCCGGCAGCCTGACGCTGCTGTGTGGCAGCCGCCTGGCGTTGCGCGTTCTGCTGCTGCAAGGTCATCGCCCTGTCGAAGGCGATGCTCTTCCAGATCGTGTCGAACGCTTCCGGGCCCATGCCTTGTTGGAGTGCGGTCGAGACGACTTCGCGGACGTCGTTTTCGCTCAACTGGTACCGCTGCTGGATTTGGCCGACCGTGGCCCGCAGGTGCTCGTTGGCCTGGCGTTGCTCCCACTGCTGCGTCAACTGTTGGTGTTGACGCTCGACTTGAGCGAGCCTTCGCTCCACCGGGTCGAGGTAGGGGTTGTCGTCAGGATCCTCGTAGCTGTCCGGCTGTTGCGCCGGAGCCTGCTGGCCGAACTCCACTCCGTACTGTTGGGCCAGGAGCCGAAGGGTTTCGGCGGGCTGGGCACGCAATGCTCGCTCTACGGTGAGTGCGTACTCGGCCTGTTGACGCTGTTGCGCCAACTCTTGGGTCTTGCGGGTGTAGTCGGCGGTGCGGCTGTACCCGGAGAGTGCTTCCCTGAGCGGAACCTCTTCGTCTTGGCCGTCGACTTTGACCCGGACGTAGCGGTTAGCTACGTCGTCGTCGAGGTCGAGGTATGCACGAGGTTCCTCGAGTGGTGCCTGATCGGCGGTTTCTCCATCCCCTCCGACTGCCCCGTCTGTCACGGGATCGGCTGGTTCGGATCCCCCTGGGAAGGGGTATGTGTCCGACACTGTCGAGTCCTTCTTCCTGGTTGCTCCGTGTCAGAAACCTATTGAACCCGTCAGCCGCCTAGTTGTGCAAGCAACTCGGGCGGTATCTGGGGTGCGGTGCCCATCGGCATCTGCTCGATGGGTGGTCCGGCGCCGGCGAGGTCGGCCGGTGTCGGCATCGCGTCGGGCGGCGCCTGCCCGCCGGGCGGCATCCCGCCGGGCGGCATCGGCCCGCCCGGTGGCAGCTGTCCTTGCTGGGCGTTGGGGTCCATCTGGGCCTGTTGCATCTGCTGTTCCATCGGCCCGTTGAGCAGGCTCGAAGTGTCTTTCACCCCGAACCCGTATTGCAGGACGTAGCGGGCGAGGCCTTGCGGGTTGACGACGCCGGCCTGCACGAACGGCGCCATGGCGTCCACCAACTGCAGGGCGGACTGCCGTCGGAAGGCTTCGTTGCGGGGTTCGGTGGAGCCGCCTTCCACTTCGAAGTCGTAGGAGCCTTGCAGATAGTCGGCGTCGTAGTTGACCCAGGCCCGCCCGGCGACGGAGGTGATGCGGGCGACCTGTTCGCCGGTAACGAACTGTTGCATCAGGCCGATGATCTTTTCGCCGCAGTCGGACAGGTAGGCCTCGATCTTGGCCAGCTTGTCGCGGCTGCGGGAGTTGGCGGCGTCCTGGATCATGGCGGCTTCGGTAGCGGTGCGGCGGATCGCCGACTCGGGCTGGCCGCGCATGTAGTCGGACACGCCCGAGACGGTGTTGATGTCGTCTTCGATCAGCTGGGACTGGTTGTAGAAGTCGGGCGGGGTGCCGATCGACGGCAGCGGGGCGATCGACCGGGACGGGTCGGCGTCGCCCATGACGGGGACCATCGAGTTGTCGACGTCGGATTCGAGGGCGCGAACGCCGTCTTCGTCGAACAGGTCGCGGGCGTAGATCCATTTGCGGGCGAACCGTTTGCGGTGGTTCAACATCTGGTTGCGGGTCTCGTTGAGCTCGAGCTGCAGGCTCTCGATGCTTTCGATCTCGCCCATCGGGTAGAAGTTGTCGGTGACCTCGTAGTTGCGCAGCATCAGGAACGGGTGCCCGGTGCTGTAGGGGATGGGTGCCGGTTTGATCAGGTAGGCGTCGTTGATGGCGGAGCCTTCGTTGACGGAGTCGCCGGCCAACGAGAAGGTGGACACCTCGTCGCGTTTGAGGTCGTAGAACTCGATGATCTCGCAGTAGGAGATCGCCCCTTCGTCGGGGGTGTCGATGTCGGAGCGGCCGTCGTTGTCGCCCTGCCCGGACGACACGAAGCGGGTGGTGACGGCGACGGCTTTGCGGGCTTTGGCGTCGTAGCGGGAGTCGACCCGGACGTCCTGCACGGGCCGCCAGATGCGTTGCGCGATCCATCGCATCTCGCGGGGTAGGCGGGCGTCCGGGTCGACGAACATGTCGAACGGGGAGATGCGCTCGAGGTACGGGCGGTCGGCGACGACGGCGGTGGTCTCGGTTTCGGCGTTGCCGGGTGCCGGGACGCGGTCGTCGATGCCTTCGGTGTCGCCGGTTTCGATCGAGTTTTCGCCACCGCCGAGCTCGCCGGTCGGTTTCGTCTCGGGTGGTTTGGTGAAGCGGTAGCCGGCTTTGCACCAGCCGTGGCCGGCGAGGATCCAGTCGTCGACGGCGAGGCGGATCTCGTCCTGGTAGTGGTGGCAGCGCCACAGGTAGTTGAGGACTTCTTCGACGATGACGGCGTTGGGGGCGTTCTCGGGTTTGCGGGCGTTGACGACGAACTTGGGATTGTTGATGGCGACGGCGGGGGCGATGACGTTCTTGGTGGCGAACACCAGGTTGACGACGAGGCGGTCGTTGCGGTCGGCTTGGGCGTACTGCTTGCCCCGGTACAGCTCGATCATGCGGTGCCACAGGTCGTCGTAGTTGTCGGACCTCCACTTTTTGGAGCGTTCGATCTCGTCGCGGTTGAACTGGAGTTTGTCGGTCAGTTTCATCGGCGGCATGACGTCACCGGTCTGCCCAGGAGACCATCCCGGTGATGACGCCGGTGCCGGCTGCCGGCCACAGGATGAGGTTGCGGAAGCAGAGGCCTTCGGTGGGGGCGAGGCGGATCGGGTCGTCGTTGAAGTCGAAGTAGGTCAACGGGTTGTTGAGGCCGGCCGCCGGCGAGCCGAATCCGCACATCGGGATCTGGTTGCCTTCGAAGGTGACGCCGGTCGTCGACAACGCGGTGGTGGTCGAGGCGCGGACGTCGGTGATGGTGGAGGCGGCTTGCGTCGTCGAATGTTTCATCGGGGTATAGGCGGTGCCGCCTGTGGGTGCGGCGACGCTGAGGCGTTCGAAGGCGAACAGCAGTTGCGAGGCTGCGGTGAAGGTGACGGTGACTCCGAATCCGACGACGATGCGGTCGACGTAGGCGGTCTTGGTGCCGCCGTTGTACATGGAGAACACGACTGATCCGGCGGCCAGGGTGGCGCCGAGGACGCCGGTGGTGGCCCGCGCCGAGTAGGCGTTGGCGTCATAGCTTTCGTTGCTGGGCATGGTTCACCATCCGTAGGTTGAGGCGGGTTCTACGTCGACGCCGAGCACGCGGTCACCGAGGATTTCGGCTCGTCGTTCAGCGATCGTGTAGTCGTGGAAAGCATCCTTGGTGTAGCCGCCGCCGCCGCGGAACGAGAATCCGACGGAGGAGACCCGACAGCGGTAGCACTCGCTGCGGTCCTGCTCGGACATCTTCCCGCAGCGGCAGCGGACTCTCATGTCACCGTGTAGGTGCGCGGGGTGGTGGAGAACGAGGTGGCGTTGCGCACGTTGACGGACAGGGTGCCGGCGGCGGCGATGGTGAGCAACGGCATGACGAAGGTGACGGAGGTGGCCGACACGAAGGTGGTGGGCTGGTCGATGCCGCCGACGTTGGCCCTGGTGATGCCGGTGACGTAGCCGGTGCCGGTGCAGGTGACGGTCTGGTTGGCGGCGCCGTGGACGCCGGTGGACGGCGAGATGCCGGACAGGGTGGGGACGGCCGGTTTGGCCGAGCCGCGGTAGTTGACTTTCTGCTTGGTGAAGCGGGGCTTCCAGGCGCCTCTCGTGACGCGGCGCTGTGTGCGGTATCGGGCTAGTACGGCCATCGGTGCTCCTCTCGTGCCCGAGCGGGCGGCGATCCCGCTCGAGCGACTAATCACGGTATGTGCTGCCAGGTTCGACGAGTCCGGATCTGCCAGACGTTTGTTGGATCGATACCGTACGCCTCCGCCACGACGCGAGAGGATCTCTCGTCGGAACGGATCGCTCGCACCTGATCCTCGGTGAGCTTGGCGAAGTGACACTGCGTACCTCGGCGGCGGCCAGTTCTGACGAACCTGCCTTTCGCTACGGCATCGAGAATGTTCTCTGACTGTGTGCCGATCCGAAGATGCTCGGGGTTCACGCACCTCGGCTCGTCGCACAGATGCATGACGATCTTGCCTCTGATCGCTTCGGCGCCATGCAGGTCAGCCATCACCTTGCGGTGAGCCAGCACCTCCCGGGAGTCGACGCTCAGTACGCCGTACCCCGTGTTCACGGTGCGCCCCTCCCACAACATGCACTCACCGAGCGGCAGACCTGACGAAGTGGCGACCGATGGGGTCGCGCTCCTTGCGGTTCTCATCCTTCGAATCTAGCCGACCAAAAAGCATGCGTTCCATGTAGCCCCAAGTCCCCGGCGGGGGCTCGGTGACAGGCTGGAACTCTCTCAACCACACATACTTCAGCATCTGGACGGCGATGGCGAGGGACATGACGCGGTCATCCCACGGGGTGCCGTGCATGCGGCCGTCGCCTTCACGGATGAATGAGCGGAGTTCTTGGATGCAGTCGCCGTCGAAGCAGCGCAGCTGGTTCTCGCGCAGCGCCTGGTTGAGTTCGTCGATGGCGAGCGGTTTGGTGATGGTGGAGGTGCGCCAGCCGAGGATTTCGGAGGCCTGCGACCGGGATTTGGTGAGGGACCGCTGATGGTAGAGAGGTGTGTACGCCATGCGGGCCAGCGCCTTGTTGGTGGTGAGGCCATGGTTGTTGGATTCGA